CATGGTTGGCGATAATATTATTTTTAATTTGGTCGTTCCATAAGCCGAGTGCTAATAAATCCTGCATTAAATATTTGTTCGCCATAATAAATTCTCCAGCCAGGGTGCGACGACTATAAATGTTTGACGTGATAGGTTCAATACATTCATTGTATCCCAAAATCTGAGAGGTAGATGCGGTCGGCATTGGAGCGAGTAATAGCGAATTACGCAAACCATATAATTTGATTTGTTCTTTCAAATCTGCCCAATCATATCGTCGTTCGGTCGGAGTAACTCCCCACATATCATACTGTAATTCTCCTTTACTCGCAGGAGATTCGTCGAATGATTCATATCTCCCCTCGTCCTTAGCCATATTACAAGATTCTTCAAGTGCGGCATTATACATGGTTTCGAAAATAAGTTTATTTAGTTGACGTGCTTCGTCAGAATCGAATGGTATATTCATTTGAATAAATGTATCCGCCAAACCTTGGATGCCAATCCCAACGGGTCGATGTCTCATATTACTAGTTCGTGTTTTTTCGGTTGGATAATAATTTTGGTCGATTACACGGTTTAAGTTATAAGTGACTACTTTTGTGACTTCATGGAGTTTATCGAAACAAAATGTGGGTTGTGCAGTAGAATTGTCGATGAAAGCAGGTAGTGCGATACTAGCCAAGTTACAAACAGCTGTTTCTTCGGGTGTAGAAACTTGCATAACTTCCGTGCACAAATTGGAGGACTTGATAACCCCAATGTTTTTTTGATTTGATTTTTTGTTCGCAGCGTCTTTATAACAGAGATAGGGGGTTCCAGTTTCCATTTGAGCGTCCAAAATCTGGAACCATAATTTCCGCGCTTTCATGGTAACTCGTCCTCTTCCTTCTTTTTCGTAGTGTGTATATAATGAATCAAATGCGGTTCCATAAACATCAGATAATGCAGGACATTCGTCGGGACACATTAGGGTCCAATCTCCGTCGGATTTAACGCGTTCCATGAAAAGGTCAGGTATCCACAAAGCATAAAATAGGTCTCGTGCTTTGAGTTCTTCGTCGCCATGATTCTTTCGCATTTGTAAGAATACTTCAATGTCTGCATGCCAGGGTTCCAAATACATCGCAAAACTACCATTTCGCTTTCCACCTCCCTGATCAACGTATTTTGCGGTGTTATTATACACTCGTAACATGGGAACAATACCGTTAGATGTTCCATTTGTTCCGCGAATATGACTACCAGTGGCTCGAATATTATGAATATGCAAGCCGATTCCCCCTGCCCATTTCGAAATATTCGCGCAGTCATTGAGTGTATTGTATATACCCGAAATACTATCTTGTTCCATAGCCAGCAAAAAGCATGAAGACATTTGTGGACGCGGTGTTCCCGCGTTAAAAAGAGTTGGAGTCGCATGTGTAAAATATTTCAAGGACATATACTCATATGTTTGTATAACACGACCAATGTTAATCCCATGAATACCGATTGAAACGCGTAACCACATATGTTGAGGTCTTTCAACAATTTTTTGATTTATTTTCATCATATAGGCACGCTCCAATGTTTTGAAACCAAAATAATCGATTAAATAATCGCGTGAATAATTACATAATTCGTCTAATTGGGTCGAGTTATTATTCACAATGGAATACAGTTCTTCTGAAACGAGTGGACTATGTTTACCCCGCTTATCGGTATAGTTATATAATTGTCCAATTACTTCGGAAAAAGAATCAGAAGTATTTTTCTGATGATTCGAAACAACAATGCGTCCAGCCAATGTATTATAATCCGGATGTGTTGACGCCAATGATGCACATTGGTCTGATGTAAGTTCATCAATTTGAGTGGTTGATATACCATCAAATAATTGGTCAATGACTTTCATAGCTAATGAGGTGTAATTAATATGAATATCGGCTTCCAATCCGGTATTTTTAATTCGTTGTAGAATTTTGTCGAAAGAAACGATTTCCCGTTCCCCGTTACGTTTTACCACATACATTTCTTCTTCATCAGAAAAAAGCGACATATTTCTATTAGGTATTAGTCGTAATAATTGTTTATGTTGTTTTAGTCCAATTTTACCAAACAAACGCCTCCTAGAACGGGTAAATTCATAATTTGTCTAGTATCACTACCATTTTCTCCGTTGACTACCTCTAATTTCACGACCTTTTTCTTCGCCGCCCGATGTTCAAAACCGGTTTCACGTTCTGTTAAAATGGTGTTCCAGGTTTCTTCGATTTTGGATTGCGCGCGTTTGAACCATGTTCGGTTTCGTTCTACCAATACACATGATAATTCATCTAGATACCAATAAAGAGTTGTATATAAGGACCATGACCGGCGCATTTTTGCCCGTGTTGCTTCAACCCATGTTTCAATGGAATCTTTGGTCAATTCAATATCAAGAGGCATGTATACATATTTGGGCGCGCCGGAATATTGTTGCGCCAGGGGATATCCTCCTCCTCCTTCTTCACTATTCTCATTGCCGGTTAAAGAGCCGCCAATACTCACACGTTCTATAAAATATAATATAACGCCTCTATTCTCGTGTTTATTATCTGGTGCATAAAACGCTTCTTCGTTTTCATATTCTTTAAACCGTGTTTCTAGAAAATCACATTCGTCCAAGTCACATGTTTCCATTTGTATTTGCATTTGCACCCAATATGCTTTCGATGGAACTGTAATATCACGGTTCACAATATTCTTAATTTCCAACATATGACCGTAACGTTCCGATGTTGGGTCTGTAATTATACCGTCAGGAGAAGCACCTATATATGAATATTCAGGGTGCTGAACACATCCAAAATCCTCCACTTTTGAACTGTATAGTTTTTCATACAACATAACAGAAACGGGTTCATACTTTTGTCCCCAATGCATAGGACTTGATGTATTTACATGGACAGTTCCGATACAATCACTATCCTCTTTTAATGGTAAACATTTTTCATAAATGAGACTGTTACGAAGTGCTTCCGAACCAAACACTTTATATAGGTTTGAGGCGGTTATTAGTCCATGTCGAAATTCATACCATTCGGGTGTTCGTTGTTCTGGTTGTGGAATAGCCCGAATTTTCGATATTTTATTGTTCAAAACTGAAGTATTAACACATGTGTTTGAATTCGACCCTGAACGCATAGGAATCGATGATTCCCAATTTTTACTCATTGTAAAATAGTCGGTTATTATATTGCTTATAAAATCACGAACATCGTCGTAATCATCTTCTGGGTCATCGTCGTCCTCGCCGTGACTACATAGGTCTGCATCCGCCCATAAATCAAATAGATTCGCAGTCATATAATCAATCATACGGTTATGAAATTGTGGGTCAGACATTTCCAATATGTGTTCATGAAGATATTCATCTGTAAGTTCATATACAGTAGACGTCATATCAATAACATCGTCGTCAGTTAACGTATCAATGAAAGGTTCTTTAGGTTCACGTGAACTCATTAATAACGACATAATGTCTTCAAAGAAATTGTTGGACAAGTCGTATGAAGATTCCGTAAGTTCCTCCATGTCGGAATCCGACGGGGTTGAAAGGTTTTCTTCTATTTCCATTAATCAATAATACAAATCATATATTTGTATTGTTTTACAATCAATTTTCTTCTGCATTTATAACTTTTTCTACAACACGTTTTGGGGTAAGTGACTTTAATGTTGATACGCGCTTTGTGTCCAATATACGTAATGTAAAATGATGTTTATCTGTATTAAAGTGAAGGGCAGGAATTGAAATTAATTCCCGGTCTTCTTTATTATAGGTAACGTCCTTTGTTTTTAATAATTTTCCCTTTTCCAAACAATTAACAAAAAATTGTTTTAGGTTTTTAATTTCCTTTACAGGCAATCCATTGTCTTTGCCGTATTTTTCGGCATAACAATGTAATTTTTGTATTTTTACTGTTTTATCCAATTTATTCCAGGGTTCCGTTTTATTATACTGTTTTTCTGTTTCCAATAATGTATCTAAATCGTTCATATTCATTGTAGAAGATGGTCCAGTTTGTATTCCGGATAATCCGGGAATAAAAGGGGTTTTAGAATCTTGTTTAGACTCATCTTGTTCTGGTATTACTGTATTTGCAGATGGGTCCAATATGGGTGCTTGTGTAAACATAGTTATAGACCGTGCCTTTATATTATATAAAGGCTTGTATCTATCTTCTTTTTCATAGTAATATATATTAAATAATACAAACACACTTTCAAAATTATTTCACATATCATCATAACAAAGATATTATGAATGATGATACAAAGATTTTAGTCATTCCAATCGAGACAATGTCCAAGAAGACGAAAAAAGTGGTCACCAAAAAACCACGAAAACAACGAATTGTTACACAAACAGCAAAGTGGTCGGATATTTCGGGTAATTTGATTGAAAAAGAAGAGGTTGGATTACGTAATCTCTTAGATATGGGTGAAGATGATGATGTGTCCAAGATAATAGCGCAACATATTCGCACCAAGATTTGCGGATACGCCGCACAAGACCGGTTGAAAAACCTATTTTCTGAGAATGAATTTGTAAATTTCCAAGATGTCTTGGACTTATTCAAGACATCTGAGTTGAATTGTTATTACTGTAAGGAAAAAACAATGGCTTTGTATGAATATGTTCGTGAACCCAAACAATGGACATTAGAACGCTTGGACAATTCCCGGGGGCATAATCGCGACAATGTGGTCTTGGCGTGTTTGCAATGCAATTTACGTAGGCGAACTATGGCTTCGGAACGTTATGTAAAGACAAAGGAAATGTCTAAGATTGTTAAAATTGAGTAATTATTTTACTGGAGAATATTTACTCTTATGTTGGTTGTATAGTGCGAACCATTCATTATATTGTCCCTTTAACGCTTCCTTATCAGCATCAGTTACTTCATTATCATAGTTGTGCGATTTTTTTAATATGGTAGCCAACTCAGCTCGACGTCCATAACCTACAGATTTATCCGATTCACAATTTTTATAACCTTGTTTCAAACTACCTCCACATGCTGTTATGTGTTCTTTCGCGGCAATATACATTTTTACTTTTTGGGATATTGACTCTTCAC